TTCCGATCTGTGTTACCAACGTACGTTTAGAGATTAAATACACCCCTACCGGTTCACAGATGCGCCTCCCTGCCTGACTTAACCGCGTGGCAAATATCACACAGCGCCTGCCTATTCTCCCAGCTCCACACGTCGCCTCCCTGATTGATTGGTACAATGTGATCCGATACTGTTGCAGGTGTATAAATGCCTCTACTTTCACAAACAGCGCATAAGGGGAAATGAGATAGGAATGCAGCGCGGTCACGCCTCCACGCTTGACTGTTGTACAATGCCTTATTTCCTTTACGCCTTCTTTCGTGTGCTTTGCGTTCAGGCATCCAGTTCGGTCGGGTTTCTTTTGGTCTAAATGGCATCGAGGTCATTCTCTTGCTGCAACTCTTTAAGCTCAATCAGCATCAACTCAAACTCCTGTTTAAGCGTCTGGTTATCCTTGAGGTTAAGAGTTATGTTGTTATCTATTAATCCTTGTAAAACACTTATAACCAACTCTACACTAACAACGCAATGATCTACCGGATCAGCTCGCTTAACGTGCCTATCAAGTAGCTTGTAGAATATTGTCCGCGCTTCTGGATGCGTTATAATTTTTTTAATATTTCGTCACGCATCCATATTGCGCCAACTCTTACAAAAAAAGCATTGTTTTCATTTTTCAAATAAGGCTCAATAGAACCTTTAATGTCTTCATCTTTAATCGCTTTTACCATTGCAATATTTTCATCCTTTGCCTCTAATACCGCTAAGGCTGCAAATTGGTACATTGTAGCAATAATTGCCTCGCGAGTTTTCCAATCTTTTATTTGGATATTGTTGGCATCAAGATAAGAGTCCAATAATTCTCCTGCTTGAGATGTATTCATATTGTTATTGTTTTACGCATAAAGCCGGCCACCATTACGGCAACCGGCACAAATCACAATTTAACTTTAGCGTCACTACTTAAGGAGTCGAACCTTACAAACTGTCAAGGCTTTATAGTCACAGTTTGCCGCCTGGAGTAGTGTGAAAACGCCTTAATTTACATCGAGGCGCTTTAATAAAACAGTAATTAAAACTTGTGCAGGCCCTGTGGAATCGAACCACGATAAAAGCGGCTGAAAAATACTCTTCATGGTTAGAAAATCTAAACGCTTTTATTGACCATCGGGCCCATGTTGCCGGGTAGCCTTTGCCGCCCGGCTTTGTTTGCATCGCTATTGCTTTACAGCATTTCGCGTGTTCACTGGTGCAAGGCTCGTTTGCCTCGCTGATCTCACTACTACTTCGGTTGTATCGTACGGTTGGAATATCGGCTTTGACTTGATTTTAATGCACTCGCTTTCCTGTACTGGAGTTGGTGCCGGGATTGTTGGAGGTGTTTTTTTCGTTGTTTGTGCTGCTGCAAAAAATGGAGCTGCAATGATGATAAATGTAATTGCTAATTTCATTGTGACGTTGTTTTAATTGTTAGAAAAAAGGAAGCGATTATTGCAACGGCTTCCAAGTTGTAAACTCTACCGTAAAGTCATTCTGCTTGCTTATCTCCCGTAACCGACATAAAGAGCTGAATACGCTTGTTTAAGCGTATATCCGTATTTGCTTTGCATCGGCTTAACTGTTCCACGTTCTTTAATCCTGTTGTATGCGTTGATGTTGTGATATACCGTAACAAAAGGCTTTTTATTCTTGTCAATCCATAATGTTCGAACCTCGATGCCATTTGTGATGCTAGATTGATACTTTGCGTTGAATTGTTTTAATGTCATAATCTTGGTAATTTAAGGCTGAGCGCCTAAACGCCCAGCCTGTCAATCATATCAAACATTCTTAACTCCAACTACTAATTATTTTTTTGACTTAAGAGAAACAATAACAATGGCAGCTTCTTTCATTGTAAGACCACAAAAACCAGCCATAAGAGCGTATTTGGTGTATAGCTGTTCTTTTGTAAGGTGCAAGTCGCTGCTAATTGCGTTTGAGAACTCTTTAATTGCTTTAGTGTTTGTCATGGTTGCTAAATTTAAAAAGTGAACTTCGTTGTTGTTGTTGGTGCAAATGTACGACAGTGCGACGAACATAAGCAAGTGTTTAAGTAACTTTTTTTTAATTTTTTTTCATTGAGTACATAAACACCTGATTTGCAATGCCTATTGCACCAACTTTAACAACAACACCAGTCTTTAAAAATCGTTCAAACTCTCTTTCTGCTTCTAAATAGTTCGGTGGTTGCTTTGCTTTCCTAAGCTGCTCAGCTCTTATCCTGATGTATGTGCGCTTGACAAAGCTATGCGGCAATGTATTTTGTTCTGCCATTAACCTTAATTGCTCTTAGTGCCTGGTTCCGGTTGCCTGATGGGTTGAACGAAATATGTATCCAAGTATCAAACTCTTGGATGCACTGATCGAAGGGTATATCTGAATTTATAATCAACTTAAAAAGATACTCAATCGGCATCGAGGAAACGGTTATGTCAGCAGCCTGACCAATTAGATGTTGGCTTGTTTTGCTCCCTTTGACCGCTTTATTTAGGCGCTCTGACCGGTAGCCGCTATTGACATTAATAGGCTGCTTTACTAAATAGCGTAAAGGCTCCAGCGTGTTTACGCAAAGAGCCTTCAAGTTATCAATAACAAGTTGAGAGGGTCTTTGATCTATGTTTAGCCGAACAGCTGTATTAGATCGGATCATTTCATTTAGTGTAAAGTTGTCACTTAACTTCATAATAACGGAGGTTTGTTTACGTGCTCAAAGATCCGCTGCTTAATCTTCTTACGCTTCGCAAAATTACGCTTTAATTTTTTTTCGATGCGCTCCAATTCTATTTGCATCTCCTTCAAATCTACTTCTTTGCTTTCGGCAATGGTGTACAGGTTATAATGATACCTGCCTTTTTTAACGCTCCCGGCCTCAATAGGCTTGAAAAGTATATCATCCTTAAACCATCCAGACGCGCGTAGGTCGTTGATCCTGGCGTGTACAGTAGTGATCTTGATGCCTGTAAAATGGCTGATTTGCTCTACTGTAATCGGGTATCCTGCAAGGTATTGAGCGTACAAACAACCAAACACCTGTTGGAGTTGTGAACCTCTTGCCTGCTCATTTAATTTGTATGCCTCAAGTTGTGTGTTCATGTGTTAGGATTTAGGTGGTAGTGTATAAACATAGCATTGCAAGCAAGAGCGGCGCAATGTTGCAAATCCGTTTCTTGGCCTGGTATTGGCTCAAAATCCTCTTCCATCATCTTTCTAAGCTCTAATAAATGCCGTTGCGCTGCATCCAACAACTCATTAATTTCGCTCAGCTTCTTCCAGTTGTTTGGGCCGTACTTCCGTTTCCCTTCATTCATTCTACGCGCCATTTGCTCCAAAAAGTAAGGATCTATTTCTGAGTAGCTTAGTTTATTAGTTGTTTCTTTGTAGGCTGGTTCGGTTTTGATGTTTTCTCGAGTTACAAGGCTGTTTTGCCAATCAGATGAATCAAATCCTTCGCCTATTTGAAACAAGTATTCAGGAGTATATGTAAACCAAGTTCCATCTTGTTTATTGATTGTTGGCTTTTGCTTAAATGCCCATGCTGATCCATCTTTATCTACAGCAGCCCAGTTTAAATCCTGTGGGATATGCGCCCAATTTAATTTGTTTTTGAATCGCGGCCGTTCGCTAGTTTCACGACATACAAGGCTGTTTTGCCAGTCTTGGAAATCAAAACCTTTTCCGATGTATCTATGATGCCCAAAATTAAAAGGTGGAACATCATGTTTATCATCACAAACAATAGGCCGATCTTTAAAAGCATAAGCAAATCCATCCGCATCAACAGCCGCATAATTGTACCCCTCAGGTATATCTTCAATTTTTAATTTTTTAGCCATTCTAAATTATTTTTTTAACTCGTTTAAAATTTGTGTGAAAATTTGCAAAAACTCATCAGTAGAGCGGATTATGTAATACTTGCCTCCAGCCCTTTTAATTTCAAATTCTCTCCTTTTCTGGTATTCGCTTTGAATGTCATTGCCTGCTTTAACCTCAAATCCAACGTAAAGACCATGAATGCAACAAACAACATCCTCAACTCCTTTTGTCGCGTTCGATTTCCGATGAGTACCAATCTTTTTATCAAATATACCTACAACGTTGATCCTGGCCGCTACGCATCTAGGTTGCATATTTACAACTCGAATAATGTTTGCGGTTATCTGATTGGCTGTTTCAGGCTTCAAATTCATTGGTATAAATCGTTGCCCAATAATCAATTCCCATTTCAGTCTTGTCCCAACGAAACGCGATTATAAGCGCCTCAGATAGGGTTTCCGCTTCATCATTTAGGTTGTTTACCTTCAACGCTTCTTTGTAAGCCTCTGGAGCCCAATAATACCCATCCGCAATGGCTTTAGAGAAATGCTCTTTTATCGTCATAACCTGCTAATTGATCTATTTTTAAAATTGCATAATCTGCCACGACTTGCAGCTCTCGATGATTGTTTGTTGATCCGTATGCCCTACAAATTGTAAGATCAGACCTAACTACTGGGTAATACTTTTGGAAATGCTGAAAATTATCCATTTCATCCCTCATTTTTTCAGCTTTCTCTTTTGCAATCTCAATAGTATCCAGCACTTTAATTACCTCATTTATGTACTCCTTTGCCTGTTTAATATTTGTCATCGCTCCAATATTTTAAAGTTTTTTCAAAAGGATTGCCTGGTAACGCTCTAACAAGCTCAAGCATTTCAGCAACAACCCCACGTGTTTCTTGTTGTGCATCTGGCTTTAATCTTAGGTCGCACATATTTAAAAACGCTTGCAGGCTTGCGGTCATTATAAAAGTAGTGTTAAGGCTTAGAGGTAAGACCGTTCGGGCTTGTTCTTTTGATACTCCAATCTTGATAAGTTCTTTGTACGCCTTTTTTGCCGTTTCAATCACGCTTTTTTCAATACCAGAACAAAATATTTGGTCGTCTTCCGACAATGGGCCATCTGACCCCTGCTTAGATGATGTACTTTGTTTTCTCCACTCTGATATGGTAGTATAAGTATCGGAAAAATCAACATACCGACCGGATATGCTATTCACATCAATCCCTACCTGATGTTTGAAAATCTGCCTCTCCACATAAATAGGACAACTAATCCTAAATTGCAGCTTAGGATGCCTAAATGGTGAGGTGTGTTTGTGTTTAATCAGATACTTTATAAGGCTCTCATTTTGCAGATCTGTATAGTTTTCAGCCTCTTTGCCATAGGACACCCTGGCCACATTTACGACCATTGTATCACTACCAAATACTTCTAATAGTTCAACCATTGTAATCTAATGCTTAGTTCGTTTTTTTTAATTTCATACGTCAATCTGGCTCCATGCTCTTCCGCTGTTTTGGCGGCCTCAAAAACAAGGTTTGCCCAATATTTGGAACTCTCATCGGCTACAATCGGATTGTCGGGATGGAAGATAACCGACTCACGCGCCAACCCTGTGACCTCCAATACTTTTTCAATTACTTCCGACTCAGACGCGCCTCTTCTACCTGTAAAGTAGTCGGATAATGTTGATGCGCCAATATTGCACATTTGCGCAATCTCCCTTTGAGATAGACCGGTGCGCTCCGGTATTTGTTTTAGTTCCATGTTTTAAATTTTGGTCAAATTTACGGCAAACAGACGTATAAGTACAAAAATAAAGCCCGGTTTTTTATGCCGGGCCTTAAAAAATTACGCTTCTTGTAAATCAAACAACGTAGGTACTTTTTTTAGCGCCTCAGCTGTTTTAAGGTAGTAAACAGCATCACGGAAGTATTCCGCATTTAATTCTGTACCAAATCCTTTACGTTTCATTTGAACCGCTACATAAGGCACTGTACCAATACCTCCAAATGGATCCGCTACCAACTCTCCCGGATTGGAATAAAGCTCAATCAGGCGTTCAACGACATCGAGTTGCAACGGGCATACGTGCTGTTCTTTCTTTTGGTTCGCTTGGTGAAGGTTTAGCGTTCGCATCCTGATAACATTATCCCAAATTGCTTCACGTTGCAAGTCTGACAAAGGAGGCGTTAAAAGGCTAAATACCTTAGGTAGTTTATTGGCTGCTGCTAATGCTTCCGCTACTTCAACGTGCTTTGCGTAGTCATATCCGCATTCGTTAAAAAAGTCTTTAACCATCTTCCGAACGTGCTTTAATCCCTTTTCGCTGTTTGCTATTTTGACCAGCTGATCGACATTTAGTAGCCTATTTCCGCCGCTTCTCCACGTTGCATCTGCATCAAGCTGCCACCGACCTAAACCGTATTTTTCGCGATCGTGCGTAACAGGGTCATCTGCGTATGCTTTGCCTTTGAACGTTTGCGGCTTCCTAAACATTAAAACAAATTCCGGTGAGCCTGCTCCCATTTTTGTTGCATCCTTCACCATCTCTCCATAGGTTAGTCGGTACGTTTGGTTATTCTCGGCAACTACGTCGGTCGGTATAATGTGCATACCTAAGTACTCAAAACCATGCTGCAAAAATGCAAAAGTGGTTTTCATGTGGAACGGATTAACAGTACTAAATCCATTTCCGGTTTGACTGCCATAAAAAATACGATCCTTCACATGAACTGCGCAAATTCGGCCCGGCTTGAGCGTTCTAAGCATCTCGGGTATTAAGTAGTCCATTTGCGCAAAGAAATGATTATCATCATCAGTATGCCCAAAATCTAAGTAACTTGGTGTGTATTCGTAGTGATTTGAAAATGGGATACTTGTTACCTGCAAATCCTGGCAGTTGTCCGGCAATGTCCGATACTCTGTCACGTTGTCGTTATTGATAAAAGTCCAGTTTTCACCGTTTGCCTCTTGTCGTGCTACTGTTGCCGTTCTTGCTAACTGTTGAATCATTGACATCTGATTAAGACCATGCTCCGATACTATCTCCCTCATCTTTTGTTGCAGCTCCAAATGTTGTGCCCACTTTTTTTTGAGCTCGGCAACGATACCGCGCTCAATCTCGGTGTAAATAATATGTACCTGGACTGTATTCTGCTGCAAAAATCGGTGTGTCCGGTGTATTGACTGAATAAAGTCGTTGAAGTCGTAATTAATGCCTAAAAATATATTTTGGTGGCAATGTCTTTGAAAATTACAACCGGATCCAGATAACTCAGGCTTTGTATTTAGTATCTTGATTTTACCATCCGCAAAATCTATAATACGTTGCTCTCTTTTTTCAAGATCTAAAGAGCCGTAAACACTAACGCTTTCCGGGAATGCTTTTTCAATCGCGGCCCTTTCGCCTTCCAAGTGATGCCAAATTAACCAATTATTATCCGGCCCGTATTTCTCAAAAATCTGCTTTGCCTTTTCAAGTCGTTCGGTAATTGTTTCACGCTTTTCTGCTGCTGATTGTAGCAGACCTAAAGCCTCAGTTGCGAGTAGTTGGTATTGACCTTGCTCATCTGTCTTACTTTGTGCTTTTGTGTGATCTGCTGGTATCTCATGCCATGCCACGTCAAGTTCCGGCATATCATAACCCGCATCGCTGTACCCAAGATCGGAAGGCTTGTATATCAGTAGCGCCCACGAACACAACCAAAACCAGAATTCTCGTTCTTTGTGCGGATGGATGCGAAGGTCACCAGCTTTTGTGGAGTTGCGTTTAAAAAACCTGGTAAGCGCTTGGCCCCGATCCATAATGCCTAAAAAGTCAGCATAATTCAAAAGCTCCAAATAACGGTTTGGAGATGGTGTAGCGGTAAAAACAAAACGATACTTCACACTTTCTACTTCGCGCCTAAAAATGTCGGTTGTGTCACTTCCTATACTGCGAAGCGTGGAAGCCTCGTCGAGTGAAACAGCAATGAAATAGCCTGGCTTAATATCACCCGTACGGATGCGCTCATAATTTGTTATTATGTACTGACTTTCACATGCTTCAACCTCTTCCATATTTTTACAGTACACAATATTTACCCCCATTGCTGGCCCATCCTTTTGAGTGAACTCTTGACGTACGCCCAATGGAGTAGTAAATAATACTTTGCGGTCAGGATAACGCGCTGCGATGTGCCGCAAGCATTCTATCGCAATCCTGGTTTTGCCAAGACCAAACGATAAAAAACCGGCACGCCTACCGCCTTTAAGAAGCCAAAGTACCGCGTCTTGTTGGTGTGGGAAAAGAGATGGGTGTAAATCCTCTCTATTAATGTCAAAGCCGAAATAATCAGACTTGACTACTTTTTTGGAAATAAACTCTTCGTAATTACTCATAAAATTTTGTTTAAGGTGGTAAATATAGTTTAGTTGCGTCTGTTACTCAGTCCTGGCATCTCGATACTTGTAACCATCTCGGAAAGTCGATCAAAAGCCATTTCACTTAGATTTTTTTTCGCTTCATGTGGGCCGTAATTAGACACAAATCCAGATGGCTGTCCAAATCCCTTGAAATAGGTATATCTGTTAGCGATAATCCATTCCGGCACATGGATTTTGTTTCCGTAAACTTGAACCGGTGACATCTCTCTTAAGAACTCATCAAATACGCGGCTCATAGCCTTGTATCGCTCTAAGTTATCAGGATTGTTTGTTACTGCTGTATGTATCAATGTCAAATCCTCATAAGTGGCTGCCTTGCTCAACTTTTCATTTTGCGCGAACTTGCAAAGTATTTTAGTAATCTCGGTTTTAAACGTTCCCGGCTTCCCAAACAACCAAAAACCTTTATAAAGAGGCAGGTCCCCGGTAGCGTCGTTAATATACCATTTTATCAAATTGCGTATTGTTTGCGCTTGCTGGTCAGTGAACTCAATTCTAAAATCAGGATTTTGTTTTAATGTGCATAGTTCTGAATGCCTACTTTTAAGCAGATCAAATACTTTCCTTCTCGCTTCGTCGTACTCCATCTCCTGCGTATATGTCGGATATAGCTTTTGCGGTTCAGCCTTGACAGAATTAAAAACCTTCGCGCTATAAGCCTTCACTTTGTCCGACTGCTCAGGCGTTAATACATTATTTACTTCGCGCTTCCGATTTGTGAGCGTTTTTCTCAAATCATCAAGGGAGCGCCCTCCAGCCATTCGACGTGCGTAGTCGTCAAGGCTTTCATTTTCAAAAATCTGATCTTGGCTCATCATAGTGATATACTAAGCAGTAATTATTTGTTTTAAGCATTATTTTATTTGTGCCAACATGATAAATAATAACATAGTTAGATGTGGTTTCAATGCCACAATTAAACAATTCTTTTCTCGAAACATCTCCGTATGATCTCTGCACTATGTAAACTGCATGATGTTTATCTGGATAAAAATCAATAACTGTCATAATAAAAACGTTTAAGGGTGTATAAATTTATTTGCTCAAAATCTCTCTAATGCGCTCATCAGGCTTAAAATAGTTCGGCCCTTTCAATACCTTACCTACCGGATAAAGCCCGTTCAATGGCGTATTAAATCCGTTAAGAAGCGGCTTTCCATCTTCGCCCAACTTGCTCATGTTGCTTTTGTGTACAGCGTCAAAAAGCTCTTGGATCCGATCTTGTAATCCATGCGCCACAATCGTACCACAAAGTACATACAGTTGATCTACAATCGCATCGACTTGGCCTTCCAAGTCAGAACTCAATAAATACTCATCCAGCTCTTCCTTTGCAAGTCCGAATCTAAGTTTTCGCGCTTCCATATCCAGCGCGGTCGGTGTGGTGTTGTTGAAGTGGCCGAACACTTCTTGAAATTGCTTAACACTGTTTAGGTAATGATCCATTTTTTTATAGTTTAAAAGTGAAAGTTAATCTCCGCAAAAGCACTCTATTGTATCATCAAATAGCTCTGGCTGGCTAGCCATTGTTTTAAGTTGCTCATAGGTAAAATCACTATGAAAGCGAGATCCTACCATCTTTTCCATATTTATCCACCATTCAATATTATTGGGCATAAGCCTAAATTGATTAATTTTTTTCTCCCTGCCTTTTAAAAAACAAAAATCACAATTACCCAAATTTGAATGAATACCAAGATCAAAAGTCTGATTCTTCCAAAATTCAAAAACCTTTGCTTTCGTTACATGAAAATCCCAGAGCGGAAAAATATACTCCCATCTGTTTTTCCCCTCGCTTGCCTTCATTTTGTGATACCTTCTCGGCTCATCGCGACGTATGCCTATTGCAGTATCCCAATTTTTAAAACCTAAAGACTGCATAAAATAATTTATAGGCTTTACTTTTAAATCTGCAGTGCAAAACCTTGCAACCCTATTAGGCAAGTATTTACGTTTTTTTATCAGCGCTTCAAATGGCTCTCCATTTCTGGATGCTGTTTGAAAATTAACTACTTTAAACTTATTGATAGGGCAAAATTCTATCCAAACCATATTTAATCCCCATTGCAAATCCATTTCATTTACAAATTGCAAAGTAGCTTCTAATTCCTTGCCTGTATTAGCAAAAGCAAAAATAAGATTTTCACTTTTGTAGTTTTCAATCATTATTTTCGCCATAAGGCCAGACGATCGACCACCACTAACAGATACTAAAATTGGTTCCATATCTCAAAATGGTTGCGGCCCGTATTCCTCCGGGATTGGCTGATAATGCGTTTTTCCGTTTTGCTGGCTTTTATCGCGCTTTAACGGGAATAATCCAGTCCAAAGGTTCGCGATTGTCTGTTCCACTATCTCAAGCGAAGCGCAACGGCTGTCTTCGCTCAATCGTTTCAGCTGCTTTAATGCTATCCCCGCGCTTTTAACCGATGCGAACGGCTTTAGCTTCATTTCCTTCCGATAGTCAATGTACATTTGAAAAGCCTCTACCAAAGTCGAATCTGTTTTGTACCCAACCTCCTTCGCTGCGTCTTTTGCGCTTATGGCAACTTTTTTTAATGCGTCGGCCTGGTTCGATTCATTCTTATTTGGCTTTTCAGATTCATCTTGTTTATTTTCTTGACTTGGCTCGGAAAACTTTTTGTTTTCCTTATTATTATTAGTAATCTTAGTATTAATCTTAGTAGTAATCTTTTCTTTAGTTTCTGGGATTTCCACTATACAGTTTTGGGAATTTACACTATCCAGTTTCTGGGATTTCCCAATACTTGTTTTGGGAAAATCAGTATTCTTGTTTTTGGGTTTTTCCTGTTTTTCCGATTCTAAAAAATCATTCATTTGATTGTAAAGCTCCTCAATATCTATTGAAAAATACAACCTTGCAGGGACTCCCCTAAGTTGCTCAAGCCAAAATCCGCGCTTTGACATTAAAGTTCTAGCTGTCTTTTGCTGATCTAAAGTCAAGCCTGTTTGAATTAACCATTGCTCTCCAGTAGTCCAAAAATAACTAATTCCTTCTTTTTCCTCGTTTTGCATCTGCCAATACATACCCTGGCTTAGCATTATTGCAGCAGTTGGGCTTTTTAGCATTCTCGCTAAGTCTGGATGATAATTTACTATTCTACCAAGAAAAGATTTTAAAGCGGCCGTTTTCATAGGTTCTGTATTTTTTTATAATTTACACTTATTATTACTTCAAGACCTTGCCCTTTTTCATAATAAGACAATTTTGCATTAAACTCATACTTTAAAAAATCATTGCAATCATCACCTAAAGTATTAATTGCCTGACAAATACTTAAAACAGATTCGCCTAACGATTCACTTAACTTTTCAACATCAAAAATAAAAATTACTTCATTTGTATTTTTTGCATAAAAATAAGCCAATAGAAGTTTTTCCAAATAAGTTAGGTCTTTTAAAAAAAAATATACGTTCTGGTACTTGTAAATGGGTTGGTATTTTTCTCATAAAACAAAATAAAAATGCCTTCGGTCGCTGCTTCCTACCTGGTGCAACAAGTAGAAATAATGGAGTGCATAGCTCACCCCGACAGCGCCCGAAGGCATATATGAATTTACTATGTTTTAACGGTTGCACCCGTTGTCCTAAGACTTTGCAAAGATAAGCGTTTACATATTAATGTGCAAAAAAATTAATGAAATGATGCCAATAATGTGGACAATTGCACAAATAATGAGTATTCGCAGGTAATACTTGTTGATAAACTCAATTAGTTTTTGCATTTTAAAAAATGGGCCTAAAGTACAAATTAACCTTATTGATGTCGTCAAAACTGTAAAGCATAAAACGATTTATAATTAAATCAGGATCATTTTCTAATAAATAATTAAACTCGTGTTCTGCTTCTTTTGGTATTAGATAAAGATTGTTTTCTTTGTCTTTTACCAATACAACAGGAGTAAGTCTGTTGCCGCAATCATCTATTTCGTCAAAATCTTCATCAATTATTGGACTGTAAAATGATTTTTGCGCAAACTTATACTCTCGTTCATATGAATTACCCCTCATGCCTTGACAAAGTTCAATAATATCAACCATTGCCATATTTGCTGCGTACGCGTCTTTATAATATTGAGTATACTTATAAAGCTCTCTAACCAATGATCTAAGAACGCCTCTTATATCGGTTGTCGATGATATAATCATACTTTTATTGCATCCGGCTTCATATTTTACAATTAAATCAGGCTTAGTATTAAACATTGAAAACACTTCCTCAATGCTTGTTTTGTCATACTCGGCAGTGTATAACTTCTTTTCTTTTTTCTTAAATGGGAACATAATTGGGTCTAAGTTAGTGATGATGATAAGGCTAAAAAGGTAAGCCATGTGTAAAAAATTCGTCTATAATGACGTTTAAAGGCAGGTGTTCAATATTGGCAATGTAAAGGTTTGCCATCTGATCCTTAAACCGGATACTAAACTGATCCGCTTCTTGCATCTCCCGTTCAGCATACTTTTGAGCATCGGCCCAACGTTGCAGATTCAAGGTCGCATCTACGAAAGATGTGTAAACGTATGTCTTTTGCTCTTCGCGGCCTGTTCGGTACATGGCCTTGATAGTGAGCTTGTACAAATCCATGTTAAGTTGCTTTGCGTTGCTTTGCATAAATTAATAACTTAAACTATCGTGAACTATTTGCCAATACGCTTGGCCTTCATTAGTGTTTTTCCAAATAAAAGCGCAACCAATTGCAAGTTTTAAAGATGTGTAAGTTTCAATTTGATTGCGCTCAAATTTTTTAGCATTTTCAATAGCTTTTTGCTGCCAATAATATCCATTAGCGCTTTCAAACCATTCTATCGGTGTTTTTGGTTGTTCTGACATACAAATAAATTAGGTAAATTATTGCAGCCAAAATTAGCAGCTTTTCAATAATGTAGAGCATTGTATTTAATTTAAGGCCCGGATTTTACACCGGGCCCTTATTAATTAGGCAAATACGTGTGTTAGACTTGTCCGCAATCCTGTAAAACGCTCAAACAAACCTCTTAAATCTTCTGCGTAAATATCGGAATATTGTTTAACTACCTTAACGCTTGATCCATGTATTTTAGTAAATGTAACGTTATAAAGATCGGATCCGTTAAGCTCTACTGTAAGGTGGTTAGCCGCTTTTACACCTGGGAATCTTAAGTAAAGCGAGTTATTACCATGAGTCATGTTTTTAGCTCCTGTCATAACTACAAACTGTCTTCCACCTAATTGATTAAGGATTGTTGTTGCGATTTGTGCTGATGTGTTCATAATGCTAAATTTTTAAATGTGATTGTTGTGAATTGTGAAACAAAGGTAATTCTATCATTCTCAAATATCAAAATTATTTTTACAATTTTTTAAAATTATTTTTTCAATTCAAAAAACAGTGTACCTTTGTGGCTCACTCTTAAACGTTTATCTATGCAATTAACACAAACAGAGATTAACACGCTTGCAAAGGCTGGTGTAATACCTGAGGGCACACCGCCTGCCATTGTTAGCGTATTTGCGCAAACGTGCAGACAGCATAACTTATCCCCCTTCAAAAAGGAGATCTACCTGGTAAAGTACCCCGATCGATATGTAACTATTGTAGGTATTGATGGACTAAGATCTAAAGCAGCAAGAACCGGCCAGTTAGCAGGATGCGATGACATTAAGTTTAATTTGTTGCCAGATGGAACGTACCAAACAGCGACGCAACTAAAGCAAGCAAACAAGCTGCCACAAACAGCGACAGCAACAGTTTACAGACTTATATCTGGTACTCGTTGTCCGTTCACGCATACGGCCGTATTTGTCGAGTTTTACCCTTCTGTTGCCTCTGGTCAAAAAACCTTTACAAAAGCCGCTCAGATGCCTTTTCAGATGATTAGCAAGGTAGCGGAAGCGTTTGCCCTAAAAAAGGGATTTAGCGACGAATTAAGCGGTTTAAGCATCGAGGAAGAGCAAGCTGCATACAATGGAGCAACGGTTGAGGCGGTCGGAGCCGGTGAGGATGTTTTTTTGGCTATTAATGCGGCCCAAACTATTGACGAACTTATCACTCTTTACAAATCTACTCCCAACGCTCAACGCTTTGCGGATGCGTTTACTAACAAGAAAAAAGAACTTACCAATGGATAAAACACAATTAATTGACGACCTTAAAAATGGTTTTGTATCGTTGTCTTACACAAGCCTAAAAGAGTTTAGTATCTCTCCTGCTGCCTTTATCCGCTACAAACTAAAAGAGCGGAAAGAAACGCCCGCGATGGCGATGGGAACGGCTGTTCACACGCTTGTATTTGAGCGTGATCAGTTTTTGCAGCGCTATTTGATAGCACCGGAGGCGAACGCAGCTACCAAGCAAGGTAAAGAGGATTTGCGGCAATTTTACAAGCGTGCGACCGGTGAGGATATTGAATCGTTTACCGTTGCAAGTTTGTTTGAGTCTATTAAGCAGCAAACAGGCTTTAAGATACTTTCCTACTCTGATTTTGAAGAGGCTAAACGTCGTGCCGATGCAGTATTGGCAAATAAGGCCGCCAGATACGTCTTGGATCGCGTTGGAGATGTAGAGCAAGGTGTTAGCCTTGCAATAGATGATGTGCCTTTTACGGGCTTTGTAGATGGTTTAGGCGATGGTCTTATTGTTGATCTTAAAAACATGACAGACGCAACGACGCAAAAAGCCGCCCGAACAATTTACCAAATGCGCTACGATTGGCAAGCGTTTATCTATTCTCAAGCAGTAAAGGCAAAAGAGTGCTTTATAATTGCGGTCGATGGCGATTTGGAAGTATCAACGCATTGCCTTAGCAAGAATGACCTAGACAATGCCGAAAAGCAGGTTAGGTACTATATCTCACAATTTAAAAGAGCCTGTTTTGAAGCTGAGTTCAATGAGGCTGTTTGGGATATGTCGCAGGAGTTCTACCTTATCAATGCTAACAACGAAAACGGAATAAACTATCTCTAATATGGAAGCTGCACCACTCGAAAAAATCGGGCAAATTATAGCCTGGTATCAAAGTAAGCGCGATTTAGCACCGACCGACATTGAAACGTTGATCAATGCTGCCAGGCGATTGAGTTGTGAGATATACTTTTTCGCAAATGAAGTAGGTGACCTGCATAGTGATATGCTGAGTTCGGAGTACAGACGCAAATCAGAAACGGCAAAGTTTATTCAAGGCGCAAAACAAAACGACGAAAAATTAAGCATTGCGCAAATTGAAAAGGATGCGCAAATAGCGCTTGACGACCTGCACAAAGAAGAGATGCAAGCTGCATCCATGTACCGATCCGCAATGCTAATTTATCAAAGTGCGCAAAGTGTACACGAACAACTAAGGCAACATATTTCATACCTAAAGGAGGAAAAAAGACAAGAACAAACGAATGGACAAAACGCTTAAAATAAAAAGACAAGAGGCAGTGATGAAGCTCAAAAAAAGACTTTACACCGAGCTTTTAGAGCTTGAATTAAAAGGTCTTGAAAAGGGCATAACTCGCAAAGATTTAAAGCCGCATATTAAAACAAAAAGCCAATTAGGGATGGTTTTCACGCCAAATGGCTACCACCGGCATTCGGTCAAGACATTAAAAAACTTTATCAACTTATACAAACAACTTATCAATGACACACCTTGAGTATCTTAATTCGTCAAAAGTGAACCAACGCGCTGTTGCGTATCGTTTGCGCTCAATCGGTATTAATAACTATTGCGCAAATGACGAACTAACAGCCTCGCAAATTGCGCAATTAGAAAGCCGTTTTGGAGCCGCAAAAATGACGCAACCAAAACAAAGGCGCGTTGTAAACAGATCAGCAAAAACACACTCTTTAACAGTTGCGACTGTGCCGCAAATCGAAGACAAAAAAACGGAATCAGGGCTTTTGTTTTACGCGCCCTTTGCGGTCACGCTTTTGTCCATTGCGCTAACTATTTCCGGCCTATTTATGTTTGCTGGATGGTTTGGCTTTACGCTTGGGTGTATGTTTGGGCTTTTTCTATTTGGTGCCTCCATCGTTGCACGCAATAAGCAAAAAGGAGATACAAGCGCAAGCGCATTAAACACTGTTCTTTACCTTGAATTAGGCGCGTGCCTGCTTCACGTCTTTACCTTTTACGCTGCCTTAGAAAGCGCAAATAATGACCTTTTGCGCTGGTCAGCTGCTTTCGTTTGCGCCTCATTTGTCGCAATAATTTCATACAACTCTATCAATTTAATACGTAATTACAACGCTGAATAAAATGAAATACGAACTAACAAATAAAAGTATAAATGTCAACGGACGCACATTATATCAAATTCGCGCTTTAAAATCATTTGCTGATATACATGAAAATGACTTAGGCGGATACATTGAAAAGGAAGGAAACTTAAGTCAATACGGAAATGCTTGGGTTCATGGAAATGCTCAGGTTTGCGGAAATGCTCATGTTTTCGGGGGTGCTCAGATTTACGGAGGCGCTCAGGTTTGCGGAAATGCTCATGTTTTCGGGGGTGCTCAGATTTACGGAGGCGCTCAGGTTTACGGAGGCGCTCATGTTTTCGGGGGTGCTCAGATTTACAGAGGCGCTCAGGTTTACGGAGGCGCTCATGTTTTCGGGGATGCTCAGATTTACGGAGGCGCTCAGGTTTGCGAAAATGCTCGGGTTTACGAAAATGCTCGGGTTTTCGGGGATGCTCGGGTTTTCGGGGATGCTAAAATAAATTTTAACGGAAAGTACTTAACCGTTGGCCCATTCGGCAATAGTAATAGAATTATCACAATTGGTAATAATGTTGTAAATGCTGGATGCTTTTCAGGCACATTTGAGCAATTTAAACAAGCCGTAAAAGATAAATACGGCGACGATTACGGAAGTTACGCAAACGCAATTTTAATAATTGATTCAATAAAGTTTTAAATTATGAAGTACGAACTAATTACCTTAAAAAATGCAGTTATAACTGAAGTCCGCAAAGGGCCCAACTATTTACTAATAAGGCTAATAATACTAACAATCATTTTTATATTGATTATCATTTGGCTACCAAACAGTTCGATTGAGATTAGTATAAAGTTAAATGATAGTACGGTAAGGTCTGAACAAATCGAAGCTCAAGCGATTGAAGCTGAACAAATGAGCCTGCTTCCTTTAAGCGTAGATGCCTCTGTGGATGCTCATTCAGTGTTTGAGCAATCAAATACTAAGGCTGAAACAAAAAAGCGCTCTAAAACGAAATTAGGGCCTGATTGGATGAAGTTATCTAAAAGCGCACTTGATGAAAAACAGCTTTTTGTTTTGCAGTATTACAAAGTAGCTTTACAAGAGCAAGAAAAGTTTGGCATACCTGCAAGCATCAAGTTAGCTCAGGCTATTGTTGAAACAAATGCGGGCAATTCTCGTTTGTTCAAAAAAGCAAATAACGCATTTGGTATCAAGGGCAAAGGGCCGGTCGGATTTGTGAGGGCTGATGATGATGCACCCCGCGAAAAGTTTAGAAAGTACGAAAGTGTATGGCAGTCGTTCCGGGATCATTCGCTTTTCTTGCAGCGCGATAACTACAAGCGACTAAAGCACGCAAAAGGCTATAAGCAGTGGGCTAAAGGTCTTAAGCGTTGCGGATATGCTACGGCGCCACATTATGCCAATTTACTAATTCAAACGATTGAAAAATACAAGCTATATGAGTTCGATAAATAAAGAATCATTTTGGGTGACAATAGATGGAGTACAGTATTGGAACAACAAAACAGCACTCAATTTCGTGACTGGATACATGCACCCACATACTAAATTTAATTATTCGGTAGAACAAAAGCGTAGATACAAGTCTGCCAGGCGCAAAGAAATTAATTCACCCTTAAACAATGTCACTAATGAGCAAATTTAAAAACTGCTATCTCTGTAAACATTGCGAGCGCTTACCGGATAGCGCCTATTCTAAGTGCAAAAAAATAGAGCCGGTCACCCCTGAAAAATTTAGAAAAGCGCCTATTAAACTTGAACAGTACGGAGTTCTTATGGGATGGTGCGATTGGCCGTACCGTTACGATCCTGTCTGGGTAAACAATTGTGATTGGTTTGATGAGATAGAACAATGATCAAAGGGCCGCTTCTCGTTTGAGGCGGCCCGTTTGCATTCACGAAAAAGATCCTACCTAACTAAAGGTAAAAGTAGCCCCTGAGTTAGCCGGTATTGCTTCTAATCGTGTGATTATTGCTTTTTCTACTGCATCGCGAACAGTGCCTAAAGCGGTTGTGTAAGTTGCTTCTTCTGCTGTTAATTCTGCGCTTGAAAGTGTAAAAGCGTTGTTTGCTACCTTTGCACTGTTTGCGTCGTAAAGTGTAACGGTTGCTGTTAAATTATCTGCTGCATCTAATTCAAATTTGACATCAATGGTCGAAATTTTAAAAAGTCGTGCAGCCGCGTCAATGCCATTATCCTCAAAGAGGGCAAATGTTGAAGTTGTTGATATTGCCATTAGTAAACTACCATAATATTTAAACGATAAATTGTACTTGCTGCCAGCGTTCCAGCTACTGCGATTGTGTAGTTATCTTGATTTTGCGCACTCACCCACCATTGTAGCGAAGTCGATGCGGCTGTAAAGCTGCGAGGTGTTATAAATACACGACCTGTTCTTGTAGGTACTACGCCTGATATATTAAAAGTAAACTTAAATACATCTGAATTTGCCGCTGGACTTGATGTGGTTGTAAATACAATCTCGTAGTTTAATTGATTTGAGTCAGTATTAAACGATACGGATGTTGCAGCCGTTGTACCTGCTCCTGAGTACCAAGTTAATTGAGATGTAACCGGAACTTTATCGGATGTAAGTTGAAACACATTGCCGCTTGTGCCAGTCCATTCTAAGCCTACCCACGAAGTATTACCTCTTAATATCCATGCTGTTGGAAGACCGGCAACTAATGGCCTTTGTGATGATGTGCCATTAGGCAATAAAATTCCATCGGTATTGTTATCTAAATCAAGAGTAACAAACGGATCATCGTTATTTATACCTAATTTACCATTTGTAGTTATTGTGATACCTTGACCAGTATTAGATGGGCTTGAAGCGTCAATAATTCTAAATTTATCTGAATCAGAATTATCAATACCAGCTGACCAGGTAGTCCCACCGGATCCGGGAACTTGCCATTGTATTACCGGATCACCTGCGTTTGTGCCGCCAACTTGAATGTTAAAAAGTGTATTTGAACTGCTATTAAGATTTGAGTTATTTTTAATTTGCGCATAAAGATTGGATCCATTAATTGTAGCGCTTAAATCAAATATTTGTAGTACAGATGATTGGGTTGGGCCCAATAGGTTGTACAAGTAACCTCCATGCGATGTAGCTCCAATGGTAAGTCTATTTAAAGCCGTATCAAACAAAAAGCTATCATCAGTGGTTAGCGATCCCGTTCCATCGGCTACTGGTACACGACCTGATACAAGCGTGCCGATGATACCCGCTAATGTGGTCGGAACCCAGGCTGTTCCGTTCCAGCTCAAATACTGACCATTGGCCGCACTCGATTGAGATAGTTTTGATGTTGGAATCGAAGGTATATCATCAACGACCAATGCTCTAAACGTCGGTGAAGCTGCTGCCCCTGTTGTCGGCCCTGCAAATACTTGATTGGCTGTTTGAGTAGCTAAGGATCCGGTTAAAGTGCCGGAGCTTGTTACCGGAGAGCCTGAAACCGTAAAAATGGAGGGAAGCGACAAGCCTACTGACGTGACCGTACCGGATGGAATTGATAAAGTAGCATATTCCAATGCCGTACCTGCTGAATTAACCCTTAAAACTTGCAATGCTGTTCCAAGAGCTGTTAGTCCGGTGCCGCCTCTTGCGATAGCGAAAAACCCGGTCGTAATTTTTGCAGCATCTAAATTTGGAATGTCATCAGCTACTAAGGCTCTAAATGTAGGAGCAGCGGCAACGCCTGAGGATGGGCCGGCAAATATTGTGTTTGCAGCCTGCGTTGCTAATGCTGCCGTAAGAGTGCCGGAGCTTGTAACCGGAGAACCGGATACACTGAATATGGCAGGTAAAGACAAACCGACCGACGTGACTGTACCGGATGTTAAGGTTAATGTAACGTACTCAAGATCGGATCCGGCCGAATTGACTTTTAAGTATTGATTTGCAGTTCCTTTATTTAATACTGTCCAGGTCGTTCCATCAAAGTACAACAAATCGCCAACGGCCCCAGTCGGCAAAGAAAAGGATCCGATTTTAGGCTTTTTAATCAACAAGCTATTTTTGGGATACGTTCCCGACAAAGTACCAGATACCGCAATGCTTGTTGCTCCTGTTGTTACGTTTGCCGTAACTGTTAGCTCATCAAAAGCACCTGTTATCGGATTAAGGATTGCCAACGTATCACCAGCATACAAATCACCTGCGACCATCGCCTCAGCCGTTGGAATGGTCGTTATTGGGCCAGGTGAAAGCGCGAGCGCATCGGTAGTCGTAAGGCTTAACGGATTAAAGAGCGTTCCAGGAGGTTTTGCAACCATTTCATAAGATGCTCCTGCGTTGGTTGTGGCAGGTGGTAGCGTTGGAATCTGAACGCCTATTTGTTTAACCTTAATCGTTTGAGGTGGTGAAGTGCTTAATCCTTCATTGTACGACAACTCAAACCACTCTCCAACAAATTGATCTTCGTTTGCTATCCAAGTACCACGAAGCAGGATCCAGTACGCGCCCTTCCAGTAAATACGGGCCATTTTTGACAAGTTGCCAAATAGAGTGCCCTGTAATTTGCGGATGGGTTTTGCTTGACCGCTGACAATAAACTCACAAAGTAAATACTCTATAAAAGCGTTTGGCGTATCTACACCATCTCCCCACAACGTAGCGAGTTGATAATCTGTTGAAGGCTTTACCCATAAGGCTCCAAGCGTATTTTTGTAAGGACTCGTACCAATTAAACTTTGCGTTTTACTTACTACCGAGTTATTTGGGAAGAGTGTGTTTTCGCAAATGTATCGCCTTTCATCCTCGTCAAGCTGAGGGTAAATAAGCAAGTTCATATCTGCAAATTGGTAGGCAAAGTCAAAAAGCGTTGAAGTATAGGTTGTTGTATCGTATTTTTCAAACCTAATAAACTGAATCTCTATATCAAAGTTATCCGCATCATCAATTAGGTTTTGGGTTAAAATATCAACCTGTTGAGTAAAGGTAAAGGTAGATCCGGTTGTATTACCTAAAAAAAAGCCGTTTGTTATTGGTACTGCCAGGTAAATATAGGATACACCGGTAAGCCATTCAACGTCAGAATACTCAATTTGGTAGGCGCTTGTTAGTGTGTAGGTGCGTCGAGCGTAATAACTACCTACTTTTAATTTGATTTGGTAAAGCGCTACAAAAGGTTCAAAAGCTGTTCCGGGTGCGGTCGTTGAAGATATTGCTAAGGTGAAATCAGCCGCAAATCTCAAAAACGCGCTTCCTCCTTCGCTATCAATCGGTTTATTTACAGTAACATTTGCAAAGTTAGCATCTGTAAAATCCGCAATTCCATCGAGTCGATTAGCACGTTGAAACGACTTGAAAGTGTGCCGATGCTCTTTTAGTGCTGGTAAAAATTCATAATTAGCAACCGCCTCAAGCGCTCCACCGCTTGTTTGGTCAATCGTATTTAAAGCGGAAAAATTACCTGCTGAAATAAACGTACCTGACTTGGTGTAACCTCTGCCTATTATTGTTGCGGCTGTTCGGTAAGTTATCTGTTCAATCCAATAACTACCAACTCCAAATGTAATACGAGCGCCAAAAACGGTTAAAATGTTCTCAATAACCTCATAGCAGGTCAAATAATCCTGTATTCCTTCATCTTCTTTGTAAAAAATAGAATGATCTATGTACGTTTGATTGAGCGGGCATTGACTTGAACTTGTATGCGTGTGTGTAGTTTCCCACCAGTCCACGTAAACACTTATAAAGTTATCTGAACTACCCCACAATACATCTACTGTTCGGATCTTGTTTAAGCAGTTAAGAATGTGCTTTAACGCGCTTTGTTTGCCTGTATAGGGCAAATTACCATTCTTGTATTTTATCTCTTTTAGAGCCGCAATTCCATCCGTTGCGGATAATTTAAGTTGGTATGGGTAGTGCGCCTCTTCAAAGGATCCAATATCGGGAAGTAGCACGCCTCTCCAATAAGGTTGTGGACTTGTCGCTCCGGTCGTTATATTAATCAAAAAACGGCCTTCCTCGCTTGACAATAAATCAGTTATTAGTGCCTCGTGGGTAGCATTTTGTATGTACATAACAATATCGCAACTCGTTCCTTGAATTGTCGATATTCGGTCGGTAGCCTCAGCCGTTAAGCTAAAGCCAGATCTATCCACAAAAAACTCTGTTACGCCTCCGACGTGGTCACGATCCCAAATCTCAATATTATACCGATCACCGGAAAAACTGTCAAATTCTGCTTTAAATCTTATTGCGGCCATTATCTGGAGAATCGGTTAGTTATGTTTGTTTCGCGCTCATAAACTAATTTAATATCGCGCCCTGATATTTTACCGGTCACATTAATATTTTGCATACCCGATCCGGTGATGTTATTCATTGCAGCGGCTTGAGCCAAAGTTGCCGAACTTATCGCGGATGTTTGCAGCCTTGAAATGTCTGACATTATTACGCCACTAATCATACTTTGCAACTTAGACAGCGGACTAATAACCTCGGGATCCGATTTTGCGTTAGGGTTATCACCCACCATTGCAAGCGTTTCACCGTACGCCAAGCCACCTTTTGCCAGCTTGGTTATTTTGCTGCGTTTGTTTAGGCTTTGCATTGCACGATCAAATACAGCATTGATACCAGCCACCGCAACACCAGCCACCGCAACACCCAACAATGGATTTTTACTAAATATCATAGAATTTTTAATACCCTCACCAATTGCCGCTGCAAGGCCAGCACGTAACATTTGCGCTGCTGCCTCAAGTGCCGCAACGCCTACAGATGCGTATGCACCCTCTAATCCTACCAAAGATCCTGCAATACCTCCAAACGCCTCTCCAGCCATGTTTGCCATTTGTGCAGCGCCTTGACCTAATGCCTTCATAGTTTCCTCGCTTGCTCCCATATTTGCAACAAGTAAAGCAAAGGAAGCTGACAAACCATCTATTTTTAAGGTGGTATCAATTGCCTCTACTTTAATCTCCTTCATGCCTGCAACTACACCTGACTCAAGTGAAACTACCGGGCCAAATGTCGCACGATCGGCCCCAGATTGCACCATTGGCACCTCCGGCAAATCAGGCATTAAATTAGCGCCTAATTTTTGCAGATCTTTAATTTCCTTGCTGTTTGCGGTCGCTCCCAACTCCACCAACTTCTCAATACCCTTTTCAAGGCCCTTCGCATACTCTTCCATCCCTTCCGCTTGTGTGCGGTTTAGGGCTGCGTTGGTCGTTTGGATTTTTGAAAGGTCTTGAAGGATTTTTTTGTACTCGCTTGCTACCGTTGCGGCTTTTTCAGTCTTGACAGCTTGATTTTCTACCTCTTTGCTAACTTGTTTTCCTGTAGTTGTAGCCGCTTCACCGTAATCTGTATAACTGATTTTTAAATCTGTAACGGCTTTTTCTTCCGCTTGGTATGCCGCTAATTGTTTATCGAGGTTTGCAAGATTTGAAGCAAAGTCTTTCCGACGTTGAGCAAAAGATTTTTCAACTTCTTCCCTTCCGGCTTGCGTAATTTGCTTTTGATAAAGCTCTAATTTTGCGCCATCGCTAAGGCTTTTGTTGTAGTACTCAATTAGCTTTTGACGTTCACGCTCTATATCTAAAGACTTAGCGCTTATTTCATTAAGTTTTTCACCAGCCGCCCTTGCTTTAGAGCTTTTAATTATCGACTCTCTTAATTTGTCGTAACCGGATGATAAAGCGGTTATGTCAAGTTTTTCAATATTAAGATTATCAAAATAGCCAGGATAAAGTCTTTGCAGTTCCTCAAGCGCTCCACGTCTTTTATTTTGCTCAATAGTTTCATTTTTAACAACGCCTGTAAGCTCTGTTAATTTTGCAACTTGTTCACCAGAATACTCAAGTCCTTTTCGTTCTACCTCGTTCAATGCAGTAGATACGTGCATTGCTTGATTAATAGATCCATTTAGCTTTTCAAAAGCAACATAAAGCGCGCCTACAATAGCGATTGCAGCACCGATGTAGGTAAACTTCATTGCCGTTGATAATTTATTGAACTTGTCAATATTGCCAATTATTGCACCTTGCAAATTTTTAAAAGTATCACCAAGACCTCTAATAGTAGATATTGCGGCCGCTCCACCTGAATAAAAAAAACTTAAAACCTTAATAACCGGACCTGCTGCTGCTGCATAAAGCGCAAATGAAACAATGGATTTTTTTGTTTCAGAATCCAAATTTTTAAAAATCGTTGCAGCCCTTCCAAGTGTTTCACCGATTTGTTTTCCGATTGCGTTTAAGTCATAGACGTTGTTTATTTCGCTTCCGATTGTTGCCAAAAACTCTTTAATTGCTACACGTGCATTATCTACTGCGTTTTTTATTCCACCCTGTACGCGCTCTGTTCTTGTTAGCCCATCGGTTATTTTTGTGATAAACTCGTCAGCACTTACGCCCGCTTTTCTAAGACCCTCAGCCGTTACCACACCAAAGGTATCCATCATCACCTTGTTAAGGCCCGGCATATTCTCCTTGATGATGGTCAGATCCTCGTTTAGGATATTTCCCTTTGCGGACATTTGCGCAAATTGCCGCGTAACGCTCTCAAGGTTTTCAGCAGTTCCACCAGTCGAGGCAACCGCATTTGCAAGCTCTTGCACCGTTTTTCGGGCCTGTTCGGCACTAAAACCGACCGACTGCAAACGGATGCTACCTTGAATGGCTTGTTCTAAGTCAATGCCAGGAGCCAACGCGACCTGCCTCAACTTTTCAAGCTCCATTCGCGCCTGTTCGGTGGAGTAGCCCGCGTTTTTCATCGTGGTTTCAAGCGCTAACTCAAGCGCCTGCATATCACCAGCAGCCTTAATACTTGCAGCGCCAATTGCAATGATTGGAGCCGTTATGCTCATCATCATCCCATCCGCAATGCCCGAGATGGTTTCGGCTGATCGCCTCATCCGGTTTTCAATTTGACGCATTGAACGGTCAAACTCTTTGAACCGGGCCGCAATGGTTATATTTAAATCTGATACTGCCATATTATTTAGCCTTTAACGGGTTTGAATTCCATTTTTTCAGTACGCTCTCTAAATTTGCGCATCTCTTCCAATAAAGCCTCCTTAGTACCAAACGGATTATCAATTTTAACACCACCTTCCCAAGGGAACTTTATTAAGTCGGTTGGCTTAGTTCCTTTTTTGATGTGAGGCGACAATATCCAAAACGCTTTTAGGCGACTTGATACCCACCTTTCCTCCTCGGCCTTTGCAAATGCTTTTTTCATTTGATACATAAAACGAGGCGTTGTATTAAAGAATTCCCACTCTTTTAGGCCCAAACGTGCAGCATCCTCAAACATCCCATCCCAATCTATCGTTTTGCTCGTTTGGGCTTCACCTCCCCCGCTTCTCCGGCCGGCATCGAATCCATAAACAGCTCCATAACCTTAGCAACTCGATCCGGTGTTAGCCAAGCCGCAACATCATCATCATTAAATTGAAATGGTTTCTTTTCGACCGATGCGCCACATAAAAAACCAGCGTGCGCCAAGTTCACAATAAAAGTCACCGATATATTTTCCCCTGAACTGTTCGACGTAAAATCAGCGATTGCCGAACGGCCGGTATTTTTTTCGTATTGATAAAGCGCCCCAAATCCAAAATGGATAGGGCATTGAGTACCGTTAAAATCTAAGTATGTCATTTTTCGTAAATTTATAATTATTAAAAAAGCGGGCCAGCGCTAAGCCAGCCCGCTGGGAAGAAAACGAAGGTTCAGCGTGCGGACTATTAAGGATTAGTTGCCTCAGTGAGTGCGCCCGTTCCTTGCAGTTCAAAGTCAAAGGTAACGTTTTCATCGCTTCCTGCTGAGCTAAGGGAGAGCGAAGTAAAAAAAGCGGTTCCGCTCCAGGTCTTATCACCGCTAACATTTGTGCCAATCTTTACAGTTGCAGTCGCTCCTGTATTAATTAGCGTGTAAATGTCATCAAAGGTGTAGGTGTTGTCGTAAGCGAACATTGCGGATCCGCCCATTGTCCAACTTACCCGACCAGGGAGTGAGCTGTTGTAAGAATCGGTGTCTTTACAAGTTGTATCCCGACTTTCAACGCTAATATTCAAATTAGCATCTGTCAAGCAGGTGACAACAGTAGAACCGACTGAGATAGTCATAATTCGACTATTTACAATTCCTGTTGTTGGCATTTTTTAAAGTACTTTAATTTGTTAACAATTCAGTTTCATCGTGGCTCTCCTCCACAAGTTCGGAAAGCGTTTTATTTTTTGACGCTGTTAAAGCCTCTGTAATGCTGTTTAATTGTTCGGTCGATACTGATACGCATCCACCGGCCAATAGTGGATTGTGGCGGCAAAGTGTGAAGTCTGCTACTTGTTGTGCAACGCCTAAGGCGATTAGCTCTTGACCGATATGAGGCGCGGTGCGAAACACATTGCCAGGCTCAAACACTTTACCTGATCCGGGATCCTGCCAGCTTTGGATAAAAATATACCGATCACTCATTTCTTAAAGACGTTGTAAGCGATTGTAATTAAAGAGAATAAACTAACTGCAACGCCTTGCCAGTTCCCATCGAGAGCCTTACCGATTGTTTCTTGCAGAACTGTAAAAAATTGAGGTGTTAAGGCGGGTACAAACAATGTAACAATCGTTGCCAAATAGTTGTAAGTATTAGCATTCTTTGCCCACGCTTTAAGGTCGAATTGAGCGTTTTTAAAATAAACACGAAACGTACCAACAACGCCTACCAAGCCAAGAATAGCAGTAAGGCCACCGATTGCCGCCTCTTGTGGAAATGCAACCATTATACCACCAACAAACAGGATGAGTGCCATCAAAAAGTTTGTTGATTTGATTTTTTCTAAAAATAGTTCTTTTGTCATAAGTTTTAAGTTTTAGCGATATTTAGGACGCGCGATCATGTTATCTATTTTGGCTTGTAATTTGGCGACCTCAACCGATAATCGGGAACGCTCTTCATCGCAAGCTCTAATTTCTGTCTGAAACTGCGCGATTTTTAAATCCATCTTTTGTTCGGCCATGTCCCATTTGTAGTAAAAAAAATAAAGGCCGGCCGACAAAAGCACTATATTAAATCCTTGCTCTTTTAGGCTTTTTTCCAAGATTGCGCCAAATTGTTGTATCATTTCCAGTATTTACGTTTGATTTTAGGTAAATCATCAATAATAAACTGAACCACGAAAAAACCGAGAAAAAAGCCTATTCCGCTTAATAGACCGTTCCAAATTGTCATCATCGCCTCGCAACATTAGGCACTAACCGAGCGGTTCTTCCCACGCTCTGCCAGCTTCCATCCTTGAAAAAGAACTCAATAAAACCATCCGCGTCGAACTCTGTCAAACGTAGGTAGCCAGGTGAAAAATACGCCCGCTTCCAGGATCCAGCCGCGCGGGTAAAACTGTATTGCAGACGAGGTACTAACACCTTTTCGTTGGTCGCCGAAACTCTAAAGTACACCTTTGCTTGAGCCGCGAAGCCTCGCAAATTCCAGTCGGTTGTCAATACCTGTGTTATGCCTGTGGTGTCAAATAAAGGTACTCCATACTGCGTTTCAATCGTGTTTCCATCGCGTAACATCCGGCCAATTTCGGCAGTGTAAGCGCTAATTATTGCCCAGTCGTTACACCGCCTTCCAATTTCCTGTGTGGTCAGTGCCTTAATGGCTGCTACCTGCTGCATAGTATCCCGAATCGGTACGTCGGTTTGTGTCCGCTTTCCTGTTTCGTCGATAACCAGGTGAGTAAAAAATAGCCCTGTTTCGTTGGCCGTGATAAAGGTCGTATCAATTACCTGCGCCTTTGCTTGCAAGCTTAGAACTGTAAGTGTTATAAATAGTATTTTTTTCATTGTGTTATTATTTTTTAGTGAAGATCTACCCACGCGCCACCAGCGCGAACTTGAAGTTTATTGTCTGTTGTGTTGTAAATTACCAGCCCATCGGCAGGCGTGGCTATTAAATCGCGTTGGGCTGTTGTCATGCGAGGAAAAAGAACGCCCTGTGTAGTGGATGCTACCTCAAAGGCTGCTGATGCGTTTTGGGTAGTTGTACCGATTGCAGTGTTACCTGCAAAATAATTTCGTGCCGTTCCATTTGCATAAAAGTTCCAGCGACCTGAGCCTGAATTTAGTCCAGACCAAAAACCGTAATCATTATCCGCCCCAGATAAAGTGTTATTAACGTGGAAGCCGTATTGATTTGTAACACTAGATCCGACATCAAATACCCCTTGCTCTGCTCTAAAATAATAAACATTTGGCACTGTAAACGAACCGGGATCAGTATTAATTAAAGAGTAAACACCATGTGCTGCTGTTGTAACATCTGATTTTAGTGTAGCCTGTGATCTAATACCATATACAGTAGTAGCGCCTGTTAGGTCTTTTCGAATGTATAAATTATGGCCTGTTAAATTTGTTTGACCAATACCGATTGAGCCTAAAAAGTAATTTGGTGCAGTTCCTGATTGATAGATGCCGTAGCTCCCGTTATCTGTTATATTTAATCGGCCGGTCATTGTAGTAGTCCCTATCCCAACATTCCCATCATCCCGAATCATTAGCGCGTTGTTGTTTCCCGCGCTGTTGTGAAATTGAGCGGTCCAAGTGGAGGAGCTTGTTCCAGAGCCTACGACGTGGAGGCGGGCTGCTGGAGCTGTTTGATTTATGCCTACTTCACCAGTTGCAAGTATCCGCATTCGCTCTGTTATGTTTGTCCAAAATCCTATGCGATGATTTCTAGCAATAAAATTAAGCTGTGAAATACTGTTGCTGCTTGTAAAAAAATTAACAGCATTTGGCCAAGCCGCATGGTTTGTCCCGTAACTTATAAAATTAGCGCCCTCTGACGCATTATTAAATACTCCTATGTAACTTTGTGCCGCATTGCCAGTATTTGAATTGCGAATGTAAATACCCTCACTTCCGTTGGTGCTTGATTGTATTTGTAATTTGGCAGAGGGTGCAGTACCAATGCCTAATTGGTCATTAACCGCATCCCATTGAAGTGCCGACTCGCTTGTAACGGTTTGAGCGCCTGTAAAGTACGCTATCTGCGTAGCTGTGCCGCTTCCGGTTATATCCGTACTTGGATCCGTATCTACCGTAACAGTGCCGCCACCATTTGACAAAGTGAGCGTATTTGTACCTGTTGAAAGCGTTTGTAGCTCGTTGGTAATACTTCCATCTACTTCCGTACCGGTGACCGTTATGGTTGTGCCAGCAGTACCCACCGTATTAATACCAGCACCTGCGATTGTAACAGACCCGCCCGAATTTGAAAGCGTTGCGGTGTTTGCTGCGACTGATAACGTTTGCAGCTCGTTTGTAGCGCTTGCATCCGCGTCGTTTACGTTTAGCGTTATGGTGTTACCGCTGGAGATACTGATATTGCCCGGTGTGTTATCGGTGCTAAGTGTTTGCAGTTGGTTGGCCGGTGTGGCGTTCTCCCACCTTGAAAGCGTGGAGTTATAAGTAAGTACTTGACCGTTGGTCGGGCTTGAAAGTTCCACGTCGTTAATTTGTGCAAGGTCTGGAAAGTGCGAAGGCCTAACAAATAAAGTACCATTTGAAGGGTGCGCATGAATTACAATTGCGATTGGTACTTTAAGGTTTGGAGCTGTTGGCAGCACTTTTGTTAAGTATCCAGGTGTTACCGCGCTGCAATAAAGTACATCACCATCTACCCAAGTCTCACCATAATTTGCGCCATTGGTTTGGATGCCTCTAACCTTTCCAAAATGCTGCACTTTGCCGTTCGCGTTGTTACCAATCGCTTGGGCTGTTAAGCCAAGAATGTACTCGCTATTTACCGAACCATCTGCAATGGCTGGAGTGATTAAAATCCGGCCAGTGTTGCCAGTTGTACCGTTGGCCATCACTACCGTACCAATCGTAATAGATGAGCCTGTGGTGTTGCGTGTGTTATAGTATGCCGACTCTAATAAATGTCCGGTGACTGATCCTTGGTCGGTCACTAAATCGACCGTTTCCTCGGTTGTATTCCAGGACATTGTACCCGCTGCGCCATCTGTGTTTGAGCCTGTTCTGAAGCGTAAAACATAAAGCGAGTCCAATATTATTGTATTACTCTCAATGCGGATACCTTCGCCAGCTGTGTAGACTTCGCCCTCGTTTATCCACTTCCAGACCGCGCCATCGTACCAGTAAACTTGCGGCTTTGCGCAGTTGTTAACAACCAGCCTGCTGTCGCCTTTGTCGGGCGTGTATGCAGGTGCGGCGCACCCGCTAATCTCTTCCACTGTGTTACCAATCCATTGCCAACCTCCAGGCGTGTTAAAGTGATACCATTTTCCCGTTACCGTATCAATCGCAACTCGTGAAGTCCTTACCGGAGGTGTAAATGTAGGTGCTCCGTTGGTGTAGTTGATGCCAGCACCGTAAACAATATTATTTTGAGCGTTCGTTTGAAGCGCTGCAAATAAAGCTATTATAAATACTAAATATTTCATACGTTCATTACCATTTTAATCACGCCATAAGGCAAACCATAGTAGTTATTTGCTGTCAAGAAATACAGATCTCCAGGAAACAAACCGCCAGCAATCGCGGCTGTATCATCATCAAAAAAACGGTCTTTCATTGGTACCATAGGATCTAAACTGCTTTGTCTGTTTATGCGAACGACGTACATACTGATATGATAATGGTTCCCAGAATCATTGTCGTAATGTTGCCGCGTTTGTTCGTAGTGTATTCCATCAATAGATACAAGTTCGGCCTCAAAGGTTACGTCGCCTCTAAAGTAATCCACCGCCTGCCTGAACGCCTCCTCCGCTTGCCTGCACTCGTTAAATGTGGGAGCCCAAAAAACTACTTCTACCGATACATTATCTACCCAAGATGGATTTGTTTTTGCGTTTGCCGGAGCATTACCCACAACCGTAACGACCGCAAAAGGCATTGTTGCCCCTTGTGGAGCGACTACCGGATACACGCGATTGCCAAATAAGGCAGACGCGGTCGGATGGTCACTTATTAATTTGCGGATCGGCCCCTGTACATTCATCTTTTTAAACGCTGAATTTTCTTTTTAAATTCCTCTACAACCGCCCTTCGCGTTGCTTCCCTGTATCTATTCCAAGTCGGTAGAACAAAAGGTCGTGCCCTGCTGTTTTTGGTTCCTTTTTCAACCATGTGAGCATAATAACCATCAGTGCGACCGCCAGGTCCAAATACGCCTTGTGAGTTACCCTTAGCGAGCTTCGCGCCTACTGTAACCTGATACTTTGCGCCTCGAAAATTCAAGAACTGAAACGACGCGCCTAAGTTACCCGGCATATAGGTTGCCACGACATTACCACGACCTTTAGGCGCTCTAATACGCCTTACCAACTTTGCAGTACTATATCGTTTGTGTGGCCGTTCGCTTTCAGGAGCGTTAATCTCAAGCGCAAAAACAAAAGGCTTTGCAGACTTTTTAAGGATGCGCAAAGTATCGCGCCTTGCGTTTTTGCTAACTGTTTGCAGCTCTCTAACAAGCTGCTCAACCTCTCTATTTAATTCCGCTACGTTTGCTCTCATTACCCTTCGGTTTTTTGTACTTCGATAAACATGCGACCACCGCGCCCATCCTCCGTTACTCGAATTATATCCCAGTTGAAGGAGTTGTATTGGATCCGGTCACGTTCTGTTATATCTGTTTTACGAATCTCAAACGTAATTCGATTTGTGTAGTAAATCGCTCCATTCATATCTTCTTCCCGGATCTCAGTCTTTGCATACTTGACATTTGACCAGACCGAAAGCAGATCTGACCAAGACTCCACGCGCTCACCAGTCGCATTTTCGACCAGCGTGCGACGTTGGATCTTAATTAGCCGATCCAATTTCCCTATTTTCTCTCCCTTGTTCATTAGTACCGTTCAACTAAATAAGGCTGCATTAAAGCGATTGCGGCCCTGTTTAGCTGCACCGCATCTGCATCCGTTCTATTCTCGTAAAAATCGCCTAAAATTAAAAGAATTGCGACCTTTAAATTTGGCGGTACTGCTGCTGCATTTGTGTAACCTGCTGTGTAAATCACTCTAACCTGCAATACTGTACCATCATAATCCCACGACGTAACCGGCTTAATTTGCGCTTTGTTGTGGTCAAATTCGGTCACATAGTTAGCGCTTGCAATGGTTGTAAATGTTCCGGTAGAATCGGTTGTATTGTATGCCAAAGAGCTTACAGCCGTTGCAGGCTGAACAGAAAGGTCAAACGGTTGCATTTCGTCTGGAAACGATGGAAATATCTCCGTTACCGTTGATGATAACAAAGATATACCGCAATGCTGTTCGACCCTCCTGATAGCCGCACGCAAATAAAGTTCAATCAACGCATCCTCCGAGCTGTCAGTTACTCGCAAATGAGCTTTAGCCTCCGCAACTGTTACCGGGAGCGTAGAGCTATAATTGATAGTTAAAGAGGATGGTAAATACTTCATTATTTGCGCTTTGCGTTTGCTTTAACGATCCGATCTGTTGCGGCTTCTATTAGGACATCTACCAACAACGCTAAGCCTGCCTTAATTAGCTGCTTCGCGCGCGGCTCAGGTACATTTTCATGTACGCCTTTGCCGTAGCTGTATTTGCCTAATTCGTCTTCGCCAACAAGCGAATCAAGAACTTGAACTTTCATAATTAAGCAGTGATAAGGTGCTTAACTGCTGCTGTGTTCAACAACTCACCATCCCAACGAGCGAATCCAAAGTAACCGATCTCACCGGTTGCCATGTAAAGGCTTTCGTTGCGGCTGATTTGCAGCGTGCGCACTTGGCGAACAAGATACTGACGGAAATCACCAAACAAGATAATTTTGGAAGCGGTATTGATTGTGCTGTCCATGTCCTGATTGATAACATATTGGTATCCGTCAATTGTTGCAGGCTCACCAACGATAAAGGAAGGCTGCCACAATGGCCGCGCGTCGGATGCTCCGATTGAGAGCTTTTTAATGTAAGCCAAAACTGAATCGTGCATCATAAATCGACCGTTACGACGATATTCAGGATCTACACTGTGAACCAGGTCAAGTACCTCAGCAAAAGTGAAAGCGGTTGCGGATGCAGCGGTTTTGCCAAGAGTAGAGGCGGTTACAACGCCATTAGGCTGAGATGAGCCTGTTCCGGTAGTAAGGCTTTCATTTGCAGCACGACCAAAACGAGTACCCATCAGGCGAACGATGTACGCTTCAATATCAAAAGCGCTGTCTTGAATCAGTTCGTAGGACAACTTTACCAAATCGCGGTACATAAACGCGTTGAGCGTTTTTTGTGCGAAAGTAGTATCTTGAACAGTAGCGGATCCGCCCTCAGACACTAATACAGCCTTAGCAGATGTGTCGTCGTTGGTTGGGAAATTCAACGGATTGCCGCCATCAGTGATAAGGATGTCAGATACCTGTAGCATACCCCCGTATGCTTTCATTGACTCAATAATCCGGTTCGCCAAGTCGGTAGGAACGGTAAAGCCGCCCAAAGAGTTGGTTCCAGCGATGAGCGTAGATGTACCGCGTTTTTGGATCATCGTGCGCTGCTCATTGCTAAGGTTGTTCATGCCTTGACGCAACCAAGCGTTAAACGCTGCACGCTCTTCTGCTTCAACCTCTTTTTGGTCGCGCTTGTCAGCAGTGCGGCCGGCCTGATCTTCTTTCTCGAAAAACTGCTCTGCACGACGCTTTTCCGCTGCTTCTGCTGCTTCTAAGGCGCGTAGCTGTTTTTCGATCCGGGCTTGATCTGCCTCGGCTTTGTTAAATACTTCGTCGAGTTCTGATTTGCGAACCTCAGACAAACCTTCGCGGCTAAGCTCCTTAACCGCGTCCTTCATAGCATCGTAAGCAGCTGCTTGACTTGCTTGTAAATCTCTAATTTCTTGTGTCATTAATTAAAAGTTTAAAGTTTAGGCAAAGACGCGGCTGCGATCCTTAACCGATAATTATACAAATCCAAATTGATTTTGGTTTTTTGGAGTTGCTCTTTTGACCGTTGAGCAACGGTTGTATCATTGTAGGCAGGGAAAGTCACCGGTGCAACGTCATACAACTTTGCGCCTTTAATAAGCTCCCGAACCTCTATTTTACCACCATAAGACATCCGATCTAATACATAATCAGGAAACATACCGGCAAACTCAGACCGATCTACCTCTCTCCAAACCTGCTCTTTGATTGTAAATTGAAAGGAACTTTGATAGATGTCCCCTCGCTTTACCTCTTCATAAGTATCTCGGCCAGTTGTCGTATCAGGCAAATCTACTTCGTATTCCAAACCCTGATTGGTAATATTTAAGCGAAGTGTTTTATTTGCGTAGCGGCCCAATACTAAATTTGAATCATGGTTTTTTAGCGCTGCTGCTGCCTCGAAATCCATATCATCAAAAAATCCAGGCTTTACTACCTCCATATACCAACCCATAGGTGTATAGCTGTTAAATATGGATGCAAGGCCGCCAATGGTCATGCGCTTTTCATCTTTATTTTTGTCCATGGATCGACACTCAATACCATAGACTCGCTTTTCTTTATTGTCCTGTATTTGCATTTGTCAAATTTGATTTTTGATTGATACCCTCTAAGGTGGTCATATTTAACTGCATATAGTGCTGTTGGCCGTAACCATCCGCGATTGGATTGAGGTTTTCCATACTACGAACCTCATCCAGGCTCATCGCTCCAATGTTGGTCATTGTCTGATAATACTGAGCGCGTGCAGCAGTGTCGCCACGCATCAACGAGTCAATATTGAATCGGAAAAACATGGATGAGCGGTCAGACTTGCGTAGTACTTTGCGGTTGAGTTCGCTCTCCCAATTCTTAACAAGCGGTCGAACGGTGTGCATTACGAACTCAATACTTTGATGTTCGATGTTGTTGTTGGTTGAGCGCTCTAAATCGCCTATTAAGTGTAAAGGCACACCAAAAAAGCGGGCAATGTCTTTTGTCGATAGGTTTGCGCTTTCAATAAATTGAGCATCTTTTGGGCTTAGGGCAATTTGAGTGAATTTAGTTTCTCCACGCAAAACGCCAATACTGCCAGATGTTCGGTAATCGCGCATGATCTTAACAAACTCATTCCTAAGCTGATCCATTTGCGCACCTGTCATATTCATAGGGGCGCGCTCAATCACACCGCGTACACCTCCGCCATTTTCATACATAGCAGCCGCATAATCATTAGCAGCCAGGGCCATCCCTACCGTTTCCCTTGCGTAAGAAAGTGGAGATTTGCCGATAATGCCATCCTCGCCAAATAATTTGAGGTGTATAATCTCATTCGGTAAAAGTACATAAGATCGGCCTTGCTCATCGATCGTGACACGATAATACAATTTGTCTTCATAGATATAGGGTATTACGTTGTCAGGATGAAGTATGCGTATCTCATTTACTCTACCGTTCCGGTCAAATGATAATTTGGAGTAGTGGTTGCCCCTTAACATCAAATGAAGCATTGCCGCTGCTCTCCATTGGTAGGAGTCGTAAAACGTATGAGGCTCAAATGTGACCGCGTACGCCTCAGGTAAGTCGGTCACCTCCTCTATTATTGTACCCGATTTGCGATATAAACCGACCTGCAAAGAGGCTATTGTACGGACAAGCAATGATACAGACGCGTAAACCGCACTGATCCGCATCGAAGTTTCAGGAGTAACGTTTTGACCTGCTGATTTGCGGCCATTGTGCAACCAATCTAAAAACCAATCAGATGGAGTAGCAAGGCCAGATCTAAGCTCCGAATCTTGCGAAATAGGCGCATTATCAGCGGAAATACCGCTAAAACCGCCAAAAAACCGCGTAATATTTGAAATAAGGCCCATTTAAAAACAAATGTATAGGTAAAACCTCCAAATAATCGCAATTTTAAACAAAAAGTAAGTTGTCATTAATGAAAAAAGGCGCTACATTGCTGCAACGCCTTACATTACCAAACTTATACCCCTTAAACGCAATCTAATGATCTGCGTCTTCGCTTACTATACGCGCTGCGAAAATAGTCGTATTTTTTGTATTTCCGCTTATTTTTTTGACTGTAATACCACGCCTCCACACGCAACCAAATCAGATACTTTTTTTGTGTAGGATCCTGAGCCAACAACTCCCTATACTTTGCATCGTATTGTTTGCAGTCGTTTGTATTCATTTGATTTGTCATATTATGGAGAATATTTCACCCTGCCAATAGATAGAGTTTTTGTTTTTTGCAAACTGACCCAAAGCCATAACCAACGCAACCACACCATCGACCTTAGCATTTGAGCTCTCTTTATCAACTTTAATGTTATCGGCCGGATCTCGTCTTATGCTGACATTTGACATCATCCATCGAAGTACGGGATTTCCGTTGTGCGCTATCTCTCCACGACGTGCCAATACTTCAAGCTCTTTAGTAGGAGCGGACATTGATAAAAAGCCCTGTCCAAATGGCTCCATCATTAAACCCTCATTTTGCAGATCAGTAACTAAGTGCGAACTATTGTACCTATCAAAAGCAATCGAATGCACATCGAACTTTGCAGCATCTTGTTTTATCTGCTCTTTGATATAGTTGTAGTCGGTAACGTTGCCGGGAGTAAAATTCAAAAATGCTTGTTTATTCCAATTCAGATATGGGTAACCTTTTAACCTTGTAATTCGTTCGGCTTCATCCTCGGGAACCCAACAACGCAATAATACTTTGATTTTCTCGCCTTCCTCAACCGGAGGGAATAACCACACAAGCGAAGTAGTATCTGATACGCTAGCCAAATCCAAACCGCCCATCGCTACCCTGCCTTTTAATTCTGCTTCATCAAAAACGACATCCGCGCCTTTCATCCAGTCGGCATCACTTATCCAGGTTTTAAACTGCTTTACCCAAACATTTAGGTTTTTGGTCAGAAAATTGACGCGTGCGCTTTCTCCCTCAGTTAGCGCCTTTTTATGCTCACGCCTCAGATAATCAATCGATATACTTTGACCTAATGATGGATTAGCCTTGTGCCAATTCTCTTCCTGCTCCCAATCATCATTTTCATCCAGGTCAAATATTAAAGGAAAGATACCAGGGTTTTCCAAAACTCCATCCAATATTTGTTTGCAAGTCTTTTCAAATGTGGCGCATACGCCATCAGGCAAAAATCCGGCTGTTGTGATAATCCAAAGAAGAGGCGAACGCCTTGCGCCCATACCAGACTCAACCACGTTCATCATGTCATTTGAAGGATGCGCATGGTACTCATCACAAATACCATAAAAAGGATTGTGTCCATCTTCCGCTTTTGAGTCCTTACCTAAGTATCCTACAAATCCATTGCCATCTAGGTCGGTTATCTTGTTTTGCAGTACCCGTACCTTTGTTGCGTATAGTGCAGACCGCGTGCATAGCATTGAGGTCATTGATTTTTGTTTGTTGAATCCTATCCGGGCTTGATCCTTTTTTGTGGCAAACCAAAACACCTGAGCGTCTTTCTCATATTGGTCGAACTTGTGACCATAAATACCAATGGCACTCAAAAACTCAGTCTTACCGTTTTTGCGAGGCACTTTGATATAAACTTTAAAGTAGCGCCTCCAATTATTGCTTTTTACCTTCCATCCGTACACGTTCCACAAAGTAAAGGCTTGCCATTCGGTTAGCTCAAAAGGTTTTCCGCGCCAATGGCCCTCACTGAATTGCATTTGACAAAAGGCTTTAAATACGTGTTCGGCTGCTGTTTCGTCAAAGTAATATTCAAAGTTCGGATCCTGTTTTGACTGATCCAAGTCGGATAGGTAGGTATTGACTAATTGCCGGGCAAACCGGGAGAATGGTCTTGTTTCGTCGGTGGCGCGATTGATAAACGCTTGAACTCGCTGTTTTGCTTCCTCTAATGTCATATCAAATCTAATAATGGATCCTTTTTATCTGACTTTGAAACGCCAATATCCGTACGGGCCAATGGGCTTAAGCCTAAATGCTTGGAGAAAAGTATGATCCGTTTTTGTACTGCATCCAGGCTTTCAAGGGCCGGATTTCGTTGTACATACTCAGCTCCCTTTGAGTTGGTTAAAATTAGCTGCAAACCGTTTTCGGCTATGTTTTTAAAGCACTGATCCTGCAAATGGTAGCACATTACTAAAGATCGAATCATCGCTAAATCTTCATCGTTCAAAGACTTTGCGATTTTCATATTTGCCACAATCAGATACCAATACTTCGATGCTTCCGGTGGTAAATCTTCCGGGTAAACCTCAACAGCATCCGAATGCCGGCCCGCTTGAATTAAATCTGGTAGATGTCGATCTTTGCGGAAAGTACCGTCTTGTTTGTGCTGTTCGACTGTTTTTTTGCGACCTTTCATAATTAATTTTTAGACTCGTCTAAATAATAGGGGTTGGAAAATTGACATTGCGCGCGTTGTGGA